TATCTGCAAGGCTCTAAGCGTTCAGATAAAATCAAAGGTTGCCCTACAGCAAACTGTAACTCTAACGTTACAGAGTTCTACAAGGTGACTGGTTGCCCTACAGCCGCTACACAGGTGACTGATGTATCTAATTGGAATGTACAGTGTGGTGACATTGTTACCCTTACACTTCGTGCACACTCTAGCTACATTGACACTCTGTATTTTAACGGTTTCACTCGTAGTGTAACTGTACAGGCTCCTTGTTGCGATTGTGGTGGAGATCCTTGCACTATTGTAGATGTACCTGCTCTTATCGATCAGTTCATCTATCAATTAGAACTTGCTGCTCCAGGTAACAACCCTGACAACATTTCTTTCAACACATTCTATCAGTTCCAGCGTATTGGAAATGATCAGAATGCTATCTTGCGTATCACTGGTAAGCCTCTGACTAAGTATGGCCAGCCTTGTGATGTTGCTGCATTCCCTTGGGAGTATGACCGTATGTGGTTCCGTACATTCGTGTACAATGGTCCTGCAACCACAGCTGACTTCATCGTTGCTGATGCTTGTAACATTGTAGCTGATGCCACTATTATTCAGCGTGCTTCTTACCCAAGCGGTACATCTGGAGAGATTGCTCAATTAGAGAAGAACTTCTACAGCTACCAAGCTGGATATTTGAAGCACCTTTACAGAATGGCTGGTTATAACGAGAACTTTGAAAGCTGGGTGAGCGATGGTGTTAACTATGACACTTTCTACATCCGCTTCAATGAGTATGACAAAACCGCTTATCAGTGGGGTGACTACATCATGGAAGATAGCACTGTAATCATTGCTGTTCAAAATGGTTCTGCTGAAGCCACTGATGTGAGTGCTATTCTCACTGCTGCTCTTGGTACAATTCCTGGTGACAATTCATGTGTAACAACCACATCTACCACCACTACGATTTGGCCAACTACTACTACAACATCTACTTTGATTCCGTAATAGTAGAGAGCTAGCAAACAATATCATATTAACCTAAGCCAGAGGTGAGAGGATACAAACTCAGATCCTCTGGCTTATTTATTTAAAAGCAACATGGCCTTACAATTAGATATACTGGTGGTGCCTACATACAACACACTTACATTAGGTGTGGCTGATGCATCCATCTATCCCACTAATCCCCCTGTTGTTTCCTCTCCCACTATTGAGATTACAGTTCCTGGTTTTGATGTGGTTAGTCTTCCGTTCAACGTTAATGACTTTAACATATTCAACTCTCTATCTCTTGGCTTAACAACATTTGGTCAGCCTCTTCTTCCTCTTCCTGATGGTGTATACAAATTAAGATACACTGTAGCTCCTGCTTACGAAAACTTTGTTGAGAAAACAATCATTCGTGTAGAGCAGCTACAAGAGAAGTTTGATGAGGCCTTTATGAAGCTAGACATGATGGAGTGTGATAGGGCTATCAAAACCCAGCAAAAGGTTGATCTCAACACCATCTATTTCTTCATCCAAGGCGCTATTGCTGCTGCAAACAACTGTGCTGTGGCTGAATCAAATAAGCTTTATAATCAAGCTAACATGATGTTGAACAACTTCATCAAGAACAACTGTGGGTGTTCTGGAACCAACTATGTATTAAACTTCCAATAATATGGCAAGCTGCAGAAAATGCGGAGCTAAATTTGGCTGTGGGTGTCAACTAATAAATGGACTCTGTGCAGCCTGTAACGCAGAACTTAACAAAGTAAAAGAAAGCTTTAAACATGTTATCTCCAAGATTAACAGATTGTGTAGCTTGTAGTACCATCCCAGCATTGCTGGATGATATTGATTGTAAGCTGAAGAAGCTTGCAAGCAACCTATACAATAATGTCGTGTTCTCTCTAAACCAACCTGTCCCAGCGGGAGCTATTCTGGATTTATTAAACTACAAACGTATCCTTACGTACAAGTTTTGTAATCCAGATTATGCAAAATGTTTTACGGTGGAAATGATTGCTAGTAGAGTTAAACTGTTGATAAGCAAATGATTTGGGGAGCAGTTTGTGACTGTTGCATTGAAGAGATGGTAACTTATTACTATCCCAACAACTGTGTCCCTCCCAATCCTGTGCCTACCACCAGCACCACTAGTACTACCACCACAATATATGTTGATTCGTTTTTGAACAAATTAAAATCAAAATAGATGTCTACGAAGAACTGTTCTAATTGTTTTAACGGCTGTGCTGAAATAGTTTCAGACCAGTGCGTACGATATACAGGAGTGGATGTTCCTCTCTTAGGTATTCAAAATGGAGACTCTCTATCTTATGTAGAGCAAGCTCTCATCACTTTTCTCACTGCTGCTTTAGATGGTACAGGAATTAAGCCCACCATTGATCCAGAAATCATCTGTGCGTTAGTTCAACAATATCTTCCTGATTGTGAAGATCTTAACGCTACAAATCTTTTCATTGCTCTCATCAAAGCTGCTTGTGATTTACAAGAGCAAATCGATGCTATTGTAGCTGATATAGCTGTAATTGAAGCTCCTTACACAGTGGACTGTCTAGATGGTGTAACGCCTACATCTGGTACACATAATATTCTTCAGGCTGTTATTACAAAGCTCTGCACATTAATAGATGACTTTGATGCTTTTGTAATAGATGTTGAGACCAACTATGTAAAGAAATCAGAACTCTGTGCTCTTGTAGCAGCTTGTACACCAGCTCCTGTGGTACAATACAAAGACAGAATGGTGCCTTACACAGTGGTGGAATATTATGGATCTCTATCCAACTTTGATGGTGCTGGTATAGGTATACCTGCTAACGGGTTTGAAGACATCTATCTATGTAACGGTGCTAATGGCACACCTGATAAACGTGGAAGAATTCCTGTAGGAGCTATCCAAGCTGTACCAGGGGGTGGAGCTCTCAACCCTGCTGTTGATCCAAGCATTGCTGGTAACCCCAACTATGCTCTCAACACTATAACAGGAGCTAACACTGTTACACTTACATCAGCCCAGATGCCTTCTCACACACACGCTGCTGCTACAACAGTAGTAGACCCTGGACACAATCACTTATTAGTAGGTGCTATTGCTAGTGGTTCTTCTGCTCCAGACCCTACATCTTCTACATTTATTGACTTCAGACATGATTTAGAAAGTGACCTTTCTTATAGAATGACAGGTAGCAATAATGCTCCTACACTAGGAAAGAGCGAAACAAAAACTACAGGAATCTTTGTAGGTGTGGCTAATGACCCAACAGGTGGTGGTCAGTCTCACAATAACATTCCTCCTGTGCTTGCGTGCTACTATATCATGTACATCCCATAAAACTATTATAAATGGCTTGTTTACCAGGAATGCCTTGCTTTGGGCCCACTAAAGGCCCTGTATACCCAGAAGGGATGGGTCCTTGCACTACACCATGTATTGATTCTGAGTATGTTATATACGATGGACCTAACCTCCCTTGTTCTGGTGTAAACACTGGCACAAACCTTCAGGACGCTCTTCAGGAAATAGACCAGAGGATTTGCCCTGAGGCTATTGCTGCTGCTGTTCTATTGCTCTTCAGAATCAACCCAACGTTTAATGTTCAGTTTTGTGAACTTGTAAATGGTTGCTTACCAACCACTACAACAACTACCACTCTACCGTGATTGTAACAATAACATTAACATACGCTGGACCTGATACAGGACCTTTTAATCTCTACTCAGATGTAGATGGATTTATATCTGCCTTTGAGACAGGAGTGAGTAAAGCTGCTCTTCTAGCTGGATATACAACATCTCTAGTTCCCAATGGAACCACTATTATACGAGTGATGTCTGCTAGTGAGTTATGCACAGATTTTACAGACATTGTAATTGGTGGAGAGTGTACAACCACAACCACCACAATACTATTATAAAAACCCTGTTTTGTTGGTTTTACAGGGCATCTCCCTGGGGTTTCTACCCTGGGGAGTTTTTATTTATAACCAAGTTGGTTAGCCTTGTTAACAGAAAAGGTTAAAATAATTTGGAAAATATTAAAAACTTTCGTACCTTTATGGCAATTTTAACTAAACTAAAATCTAAATGCCTGAAAATCAATCACTTCTGCATCAGCTGGAGCAGATGCTTCACTGGAAGAAAAGCAAAAAGTTCTACGCAGAAAAACTACAAATCACTGAGGCTGAGGTAGATGAGTTGATGAAGGAGTTGAAAGAATCAACAGATGCAAGACAGGATGCTGAGATTGGGAACTATGTTGGAGAGTTGGAAGATCATGTGGTGAGGTTTTTTGAGGATATACAGAAAGGAACAGGTGAAGTGGTGATAAACACCAAAGAAGAAATTAAGAGCCTGGATGAGTTGATTGAGAAGTGTAAGATTGATACAAGCAAGTGGGAGATAACTAAATACGTCCAAAACTACTGGGGAAATGCTGACCAGCCTCACTACCAAGTGAAAGCATGGTTGGGCAAGAAAAAAGATGAGCAA